TCAGCTTTCGAAGCGGTGGATACTCTCGAGGTCGGTGCGATCGAGCGGCTGGGTGAGCCAGAGCCCGCCGCGCCCGGCGCGCGACCAGCGCACGATGGCGCGGCGCTTGACTCCGCCCGCCAGGATCAGGTCCAGCTCCTTGCCGACCTCCAGATGGCCGTCATGGATGAAACCGGCGCCATTTTGCGACAGGTCGACGAGTTCGATCTCGCTTGGTCCGTCGTCGGTCACCGCCTGCGCGCGCGTATGCACGGGCAGACGCGGCTGGCGGTATCCGGTGGCGCGCTGCTCGGCCGCCAGCTGCTTGAGCACGCCAGCAACATCGACTTCCTTGTCGAATGAGACGCCGCAACGCCCCGCATCGGACCAGACCACTTCGCCGCGAATGACGACCGTGTCGGAAAGCGCGATTTCGAGTTTTTCGCCGACCGCAATCGGTACGTCGGCGGCAAGCATCATGCCGCGGTCGGAAATATTGCGAACGCGCCACAAGCCAGCATCGCCGTTGCGCACAACCTTGGCGATGCGCCACACCGTACGATAGCGATCGCCGCCGCGGCGATCGCCCGCTGCAGCGGCGGCGTGCTCCTCTGCCGGATCGGAGAAGAGACGTTGATTCATGGCCATCACCTTATCCAAACAGCGTCAGATGAAAACAGTAAGATCCTATCAATACTGCAAAATACTCAAAATGCGCAAAATGATAATATCTGGATTTTAATTGTTATTCAATTGCATTGATAATCATAGTTAACGAAAATTCGATATGCCCGCTTCACGCCGGGCCACCGATCGCCTTGCCGACTGAATAATTCCGCATTTTTCATAATTTACGGTGCGCAAGCGCCCGGATTAAGTGCCAATGTGGAAACAATCGCAGCCAAGCAGGTCGGCGCGCGGGCGAGCCGCGCATCGCATCGATCGAAAGGAAATGGTGCCCCTGGCCGGAAACGTCCGGCTAAGTCTTTCAATAGTTTGGCGCCTACTGCCGTAATCTTTGGCGGGGCGGCGCTTTCAATTCGGGCCGCAACGAGACTGGCATCTCGCGCGGCCCTGACCAACGATGAGGTGACATCGCATGGCTAACGGATATGATAGCTTCGCCCGCGCACAATTGGAACGGGCAGAAAATTGGGATGAGGCAATCAAAGCGATGCCCGCCCTACACTTCCCCAAATCATGGGCTGTGACGATCATTCCGCCATTCTGCGGAGCGATGGCGCGCTTCCTTGTCGAGAAAGGCTCTGCGCGGGTTTCCGTCTATGCCGACTTCAATGAGGCGCTTGGCTATTACGGCGGACCGCATTGGGAGATTTATCCCGGCGTCAGCGGCGAAAACGAGCGGTTCGACATTTCGGACAGCGAAACCCTGCTTAGCGAAATTGGCAAGTCCCTACGCAAGCAATCGCGAAAGGCCCCAGCATGACCGACAACTCTACTGCCCGTGACGATACGGGGATGGGAGGCGTCCGCTTCGATTGCCCGTTCGATGTGCGTTTGGCGAGATGTCCGTATTTGGTCCTGCCAAAGCTGGCATTGCAGGCGATGCCGTTTGAATGGCGCGACCGCCTCGAGGCCATGCTTGCCGAGATGGATGCGACCGGCATGGAAACACCCGCCTATGTCGTTCTACGCGATGATGGGCCAGACGGCGAATACACCAAGGCCCACTGCGTCAATCGCGAGACAGGCTTCATTCGCATTCGCCGCGCTCCCGATGATCCGTGGGCGAATTACCGCCACAGTCGGGTCGAGGACATTTGCCCCGGCTTTAAGCGCCCACACGACCCGCTTCGTTGGTCGGACGCCAAGGAGCCAACCCCATGACCACCCCTAATCCAGACCCCCTCCCCGATACTGTGGGGGGAGGGTGGCTCCGGATGACTGGAGGCGTCACGCGCGCGGTTATTCTCGTCGGGCGCTATTCGATCAAGATCCCTCGCCTGCGCTACGGCTGGGCGAAGCTGCTCTATGGCTTGTTATCCAACATGACCGAGGCGCGTTTCACGCCGTTGGCTGACCAGTTTCGTCTTTGCCCTACCGTCTTTTCAATACCGGGCGGCTTCCTGAACATCCAGCGGAGATGTGCGCCTTTGACGGATGAAGAATGGGAGGCGACCAAGCTGAACAATAATGATGTTCATGGAACCGGCGAGTGGCAAGGCATGGAATGCGATTTCAAGCGCGACAATTTCGGGACGCTAGACGGGCGGGTTGTCCTGCTCGATTTTGGAGAGATAGGATGATTTTCCCGCTCTGGAAATTCTGGACCTACACTCCTTGGGGATGGCTGGCGGCGATCCTTTGGAACTTGTGCGAGTTGCTTGGTGTGCGGTGCCCCTGGGCGCATATCGTGTTCGGTTTAATCATCGGACGCAAAGGGCGCCTCTCTCCCCTCAACAATAAGGATGAAGAGAATGGGTGACGAGGAACGGCTATGCCCCGCCGACGCGTTGGCCAAGGACATCGGGCGCAAATGCTCTGATGATGTGGGGGCTGCGATCCGGCGCAACATGGCGTTGATGACCGACCAGCGGGGCGCGTTTCTGGTGGCGGCTTATGGCGCAGCAACGGCAATCGGGTCCGCGACCGGCGCGTTCTCCAACCTTGCCGACGACATTCCCACCCCAGACGAACGGATGATTGATGAAATGTGGCGCGACTTCCTGCGCCCGCTCGCGATCGGCCAGCTTCTTAACAATAAGGATGAAGATAATGGGTGATACGACAGATTTTAACTGGCTAGCGGAAGCTGGCGACCTTGAACCGAGGCGAGGCACTGTCGAGTTGCAGAATGCTTACGGTCCGAGACGGATGCCTTCTTCAATGGAAGATATTCGGGCGGCGCTTTTAGCGCAATATCCTGAGCGGCGTTTCAGCATCTTCAAGCACGGTCAGCGCATTTGGCTGGTTAGGCAGGATGACCCCCACCCCAACAAGGACAAATCCCATGACCAGTGAAGCGGAACAAGTGAGGCATACGCCTTGGGGCCTATGGCGCTCGATCGATGAGCATTTCCCGCGCCATCACGCGTGCTGGATCGTCTGGGATGACGAACATGACCGGCCCGCCGTCGTTGAAAAACGCGACAACGCTGGCAAGTTCTTTGCGGGCGACTGGAAATATGAGGTCAAGGCGACGCTATATCTGCCTTTTGATCCCCCACCTCCCGCCGCCCTCTATCGCACAGGTGCAGCATGACCGCCGAACAAGTGAGGCATACGGTGGGGCGAATTGTCAACGCCGCCGATCCCGCGCGCGTCGCAGAGATTTATCGCGATCAGTATTATTCCGAGGATCATCAAGATGGTTGGGGGAATGTCGACAGCTTCGAGAGATTCCGGTCGATCTTGAACGCCTCGGTTGGCGTCGATGAAGGCGACGGGATGCGGGTCGTTCTCAAGCGAGTGGGGGGCGACAAGGACGATGGCCCATGGATTGATGTTTCCGGCAGGGACTCGGAAGGAACAAGCTGGGCAATCGAGTTTACGCCATGGGGACAGTGGAAACTCTTGCCCGTCCTATGCGAAGGTTTCGCGCCCTCAAATGACGAAATCGCCGCGCATCTCTACTACGAGATGACATGGTTCGGATGGCCGGAAAACACTGTCGCTAAACTGGATGATCTTACCGACGCGGTAGAGCGTATTTGTCGCGACATTGCTGCCCAAGAAGATACGCCATGACCGCCGAACAAGAGCGAGCGGCTGTGGTGCGGTGGCTGCGGGAACTGGCGGGACCGTTGCCGGAAGGGTCGATACCGCGCGGAGAGGTTTGGGTGCTCAATCGTGCCGCCGACGCAATCGAGCAAGGCCAGCACATCAAGGAGACCCCCAATGCAGACTGACCCGAAGCTGGAGATGGCGCGGGAAATCTGCGCTGCGACCTACACGAAGGCGGCGGGCCGTATTTGCAGTCACACCGAGCATATCGAGGCGAAATACCGGCAAGGGCATCTCGACGGCGAAATGGAAGTCCGCGCCGCCCTCGCGGCCATAGAAGAATGCACGGAGAGATCTGCGAATCTGGCGGACCGCTGGGCTGCTACTGATTTTGATGAAAGCTCGACGTGCATGGCGTATAACATCGCCCACGAATTACGTTCTGGCGACCACCTGAAAGGACCGAACGATGCCTGATACCAATGACGCTGTGAAGGATGACGAATGGACCGCTTCACCGGAGGCGCGGAAAGCGGCGGCTAGGGCGTTCCCTTGGTCTGACGAGATGCGGGCTAAGATATTGGCCGGTCATCTCGATTCCTGCGATGAGGTTCGGGCCTTTTCGCGCTTTGAAAAGAAAATCCGCCTCTCCATGCGTTTATCAATGCAGGCGGAGATAGAGAAACTGGATGCGGTGCTGACCGCGGCTTTTGGTAGTAGATACCGTGAGTGACGATCTGGCGATGCAGGTAGCTATAGCCCGCTTCAACTATAGCGCAAGCGAACTGCCTGAGGGGTGCGACATCATCGCAAGTGACCTTGACGAGTCTATCGCCAACGCCGTCCGCTCTTACCTGCTATCAGAGGAAAGGGTGGAGGCTGCGGGGCAAATAATCGGCGATATGCTAGACACGTACAACCCAGCATCGAAGTCTGGGAGCGACGCAATCGCCCGCGCCGCGCTTACTGCTGCTATGGGAGGTGAGGATGGACGCTGAGACTGTGGCGAAGGGGTTGAGCGAGCGCGAGTGCAGGTGGCTTTCCGCTGTCCAACATGACGTTGCTGACGATGCCGGGATGGTGGCGTGGCGGGCTGGTTACGACTCAGGCGGAGGCTTTGCTTTCTTTGCGCGAAGTCATCAGGATTTGATTGAGCGAAGACGGAATTATGCCGACACGAAATTCGTTTATATTCTCACCCCGCTCGGCCTAGCCGTTCGCGAAGTCCTGTTGCGCCAATGATCCGCCGAGGTGAACAGGTGGCCAAGATACTGGCGGTGATGCTTCTGGCGGGGTTGGTGGTGGCGGTGTTTAGGTGAGGCGGGATCGCGGGATCATGCACCCCATCCCTCTGCCAGCCAATGCGGGCAGCGAGCCGACGCCACGCTCGCGAGCGGTCTTATCCCGCCTGACTTACCCACCGCCGTAGCATGGGATTATCTGAGCGCCTGTTCGGCTGCGAGGTCCCCGTATCTGCTTGAGAGACGCCGAAGCGCTTTTTCCGATGGCCGCGCCTCATTCTGGTAGCATACCAGGACAGGGCAAGCAAGGCGGTAATGCTTGTATTTCTGCGGGTTTTGGAGGATAAAGAGGAATGGAACAGCAATACACGCTTCGCCTGATTTTAGACGCCCCGTATGGCGGAAAGTCCTACGAAGTGGCGCTGCCCGTCGATGCCTTCGACGTCTGGGACAAGTGGGAAGGCTTGACCCCGCCAAGCGACTTGGATTTCGTTATCGGGAATGTCGCGCTCGACCGGGTTGTGGACCGCATCCGCAAGCGCCAGTATCGCAAAGAGGATTTCGAACGTCTCTGCCAAATGCTAGGCCGCAAGCTTGGCGAGCGCATGGAGGACGAAGAGGGATGGCACGGTGTGAGTAGGCAGGAAGCCTATGAGCGTCTCCGCAGCGATGGTCATCGCGGCCATCCCCACCCAATATAAAGGACTAACGGATGGTCACCCTCACCCCTCCCTCTATATCCCCTGCCCTTTCATCGGCATGGCGTAATTGCGAGCGACGATGCCCGAAGGAAACGGCGTTACTGGTATCGGAGTTCACAGCCAAGATGCTTGATCTTGATAGGCGGAGCGAGGGGGCCGGGATTAACCGAACGCTCGACGCGCCGGGAAGGGAGTAAGCAGAATGGACGAATGGCGCCTTCTTTTGGCCGGAACGAAATACGGCTACAGCTACCCCGACGATTTCGACCGCAATCGGGAATATGAGTACCGTCGCGACGGGGGCGAGACGGCTACGTTCCGCATGGCCGACCAGTCGCCCTATTTCAACGTGGCGGGGTTGATGTGGCGCGAGATCAATCCGGCAGCGCGTCAGCCCAAGCCTTAGTCCCGACGACATCGGACAAGAAACGCTTGCGAACATATCGTGACTCTGGCATGAGGGCAAAATCATGTTCGACCGAACCCACCTCATAAGCTCATCCAGTCACTCGTTACGATATTGACGGGTGCTTTGTGCTGCTCGTCTTTGGCGGGTGGCGCTCGATGGTGGGCAACTAGTCTCGAAAACTAGGCTAACCGCAAGGTTAAGGGTTCGACTCCTTCACTCGCCGCCACATTCAGGAACGTGAACCCGATAGGATCGGGGTCCGCCTGCTAAGCGGCTCGTCCCTTCGGGGATTTGGTTCGACTCCAGCGCGTTCCGCCATCACCCCCATGTAGCCCAACTGGTAGAGGCGCTAGTCTTAGAAACTAGGCGATGGGAGTTCGAATCTCTCCATGGGGACCAAGGGAAGGGAAAGCCGGTGGCTCCGGCAAGCGGCCTGTAAAGCCGCTCTGGCGAAAGCCGGGAGTGGATCGAAACCACACCTTCCCACCAATGCGCGGGTAGCCCAATGGTAGAGGCAGCGGCTTCAAGTCCCGTACAGTGCGAGTTCGACCCTCGCCCCGCGCACCAACGCAGCGTAGCTCAATGGTAGAGCGGTGGGCTTATACCCCATGACGGCCAGATTAGCCGACGATCCGGGTTCGACCCCCGGCGCTGCGTCCATTCTCAATCCGGCATCGCGTCCGCCCACGCACGAACCCCGTTGACCTTCGCCGCGCAATCTCCGTATGCGGCCCGCATCGCCAACAGATACGCCAACACGATGCGATCCCGCTCGATCCCCGGATCGGGCAATTCTGGAGCCGCTGGTTCCGACTGACAGGTCATAAGCTCAACGGGGGGCTTGACCACCTTTACCGGCACTCTGTTTCCGCAGCTCGCCAATGCCGTCGCGCAAAGGGTCAGAGCTATCAAGGGCAGCATCCGCCGCGCGTTGGTTCGCATCGTCGATTCCTTTCTTCACCTCGCCAGCCTTCGCCGTCCCGGCAGCATCGGCCTTCGCATCGGCAGCCTCGATCCTTGCGGCAGCGGCCTCCCATCGGGCGCGCTCGTCATCCCTGCCGTTGCTGTAGGCGTGATTGTAGGCCCACCAGAGGGCTAGGAGCGCCAGCAGGGCCACAATCGCCCACGATGCGAGCTTTGCCGCCTTAGGCCCTAGGCCCGTCTCCATGAGCTTCATTGCGATAAGGGCTACCATTCGTCGTCCTTTCCGAAACCGACAGGATTGGGTGCGCGCCAGATGGAATTGCCATCGGCGTCCAGTAGGCCGGTGTCGGTGGCTACATGCTCGTCCACGGTAATGTCGGGGCAATGTCCGCCGCGTTCGTCGTCGAACAGATCATCTCCACACCACCCGTCCGCGCGCGGGCGTTTACTGAAATAGCGGGGCATTAGGAAACTCCTCGCATCTGCTCTACACTTCTTATGCCGTGAAGCGCCGCCGCAAAGCCAAGCACGATCAATCGCGTCCCGTCGTCCATCGGCTTGTCGATCCAGTCGCCAACGAACAGCGCCCATGCCGCCCCGACGACGCCGACCCAATCGAGCGTCGGGCGGGCAAGGCGGGCATATATCTGATACCAGGCCTTCGACCGGATCGGGCTGTCGGGGAGCAGGATCGACGCCGCGACGGGCCGAGTCGCCTTCGTTGTGCGGGCGGCGTTCACGACAGTCCTCCCGCGCGCAAGCCGCGCTCGAATATCTGGGCGTAATCCTCGATCAAGTCAGCCTTGTCGCGACCATTTATGATCGTGCGAGCATCCATATACTGCTTGCGGGTCGCTACCCCCTTCATCGGCAGGCAATCGGACAGCTTCACACCGGTAAACCACCCCTCGTCCATGCCACGGCGAAGGATGAAGGCGGAGATTGTGGGTTCCATCACCTTGTCTGGATTGGCGAGAATCTCTCCCTGTTCGGAGAGGCCGACGTCGGAGCAAGCCTTGTCGGCCTTCTTGTAGTTGAACTCCCACGTAAGTTGAACGTCACCGCGCCCGTACCAAGGCCAGTAGCGTAGATGCTTCTTACGCCATGCCTCGCTCAGCCAGTACGCTTCCCGCACCGGCTCCATCGTCTTGTTGCTCTCATGCCAAGGGGTGGCAAGCATATAGGCTTGGTGAGCCAGTGGCGCGCCTGAAGCGGCGTCAAGGATGCGCTCGATCCCGGCGACTTGGCTTTGCGAGAACGGACCTATGCGCGGACGGATCGACGAAAAGAATGCAGCCCTGTCCATGCTACCCCCTATTCAGGCGCCACGATAGGCGCGTAGAGCTGCCGACAGGTCGAAGCCGTCGCACAGAGGAAATTGAGCTGATTGGTCGCGGCGTTGTCGAACCGACTGCGGGCCTTCGCCGTCGCCCGTTGTTCGGCCACCTGCGCCTCCAGTATCGCGATCCGGTTGACCAGCGCCGCATTGTTGGAGGTGAACCAGCCATAGGCCATCGCCACGCCAAGGACGATGGTCAGCGCGTTCTCCCGAAGGAAAGCCAGCAGCCATTCACCGGTCGGTCTCCCGCTCGTCATTTGCCAACAGCCGACGAACGATGAAATAAAGGCCAGTGAAGGCCAAGACGAGCGCCAATGCGCTTTCCAGCATCGCCCGCCCCCCAGCAGAGCAGAATGAACCATGCCAACCAGCCCGCGCCGGTCAGCAATTGATAATATACTGTAATCGCAAGGGGATTGCTTGCAATAACATATCCGATGTGAGCGATAATCATGCCCACATAGACACGGCCGATATAGTGCTGCGCCGTGCCCTTCCGACGCGCCAGGACGACAAACGCAGTCGCCACGTCGATGACCACGAACGCTAGAACCGGATCGGTGTATATCGTCGAGACGAGCCGCCCCAATAGCCCCGACGCGAGCATCACCGCCCATGTCCTGAACCGGGTAGGTTCAAGGCACAGGGGCAACACCGCGATCATGGCTATCTGCCAAGCTGTCACGAATTAGGCTCCGTTGGTTTTGGCGTCGGCGTCGGCGTCGGTGTCGGTGCCGGTGTCGGGGTTGGCGGGGGTGCCGGATCGGGTGGCGTCATGTGTTCTCTCCTTCTACGCTGCCCACGACCGCTTCACGCGCAGCGTTGCCGTGCCCGAAGAAAGATCGAGGGGGTTGGTCCCGTTCGTGTTCGTGATGTACCAACTCACCGTGTTGGAGGCGCTGACATAGGCCTTGATCTCAGCGCCCGCGAGGTTCGCACTCCACGATGCGGTGACGACATCTCCCAAGGCCGCGCCCGTTACGGTTGTCGTCTGAATCGGCGTGGATGCCCCCGTAGCAAGGCTCGGCGGGTCGTAACTCGACGACACAGCGGACAGGTTGCCTTCCGTGATGTTGTTGTAGTTGTTCGTGATCGTGCCGCCCCCGGCAAGGAAGCTGTTCGGCCCAACCTCCATGCGATCAAGCGTGCTGCCGCTGTTCGCGACGCCATTTGTCCGCGTGACGTTGGCGGCTGCGACGTGCGTGTTGTTCGATATCCTCACCGCGCGGGGCGAGCAGCTTTGCAGCAGGATATCGTAAGTGACGACGGTTGCCGATGGACGTCCTTCGCGGAAGCCGAAGCGGTTGCCGTCGATGACACCCTGAACCGGACGGGCGCTGGCATTGCCCCCGATCTTGACATTATACTCGATATTCATGCCCGCCACATCGCCGAACAGATTGTCGCGGATCGAGAAGCTTGGACACTCGTTGTTCACCTCCACCGCGACTTCAATCGTCTGGTAGCTTTTCGTCGTGAAGGCCGTCACGGACGGGTGGAATATATTGGCGTTGATGACAATGCCCGTAGGCCGAAGCGCGTAAATGCCCTTGTGCGTTACATCGGTCATCGCATCGGCGCGAATCCAGTTGGCGATGAAGGCATCGTTGTTGGAGAACAGCGACTGGATCGTCGCATTGCCCGCATAATTGTTCTTGAACTTGCTCCCCTCGACCAAAAGGCCATGATTCTGGTAGGAGCAGAAGATGCCCGAACCAAGCGAGGTGGCCGTCGCGGGATAATTCGGATCGGGCGTGCCATCCCCCGCGTCGATCAACGTCGAGTTGAGGAACACCGTGTTTTCGCTCGACATGACCAGCGCGGCGAACTTGGTAATGCCGTCCACGCCGCAATTCTCGACCCGCGTATTCTCGCAGTCCTTGAAATAGAAACCATGTCCGCAATCCGAGATATACACGTCGCGGATGAGGTTTTGCAGGGCGTTGACGCCGATAACCGCACAAGCGGCGATAGAAGGCGCGCTCACCTGACTATCGCGCCTCCCCAAGCCGTTGAAGCCTGCGATCTCGAGCTGGTAGATCATCCCCTGCGAAGGAGATTTCGCCCCGCCAGCAACGTCGTTGTCAATCAGGTCGATGGCGTGCCCGTTGCCATCCACCCCGGTCAGGGTGTTGCCCCTCAGGCTCATCTGCCCGATATACCAGAAGGCGCAGCTCGCATCGGTCTTGAACGTGCTGTCACCGATGACTTCGGAGCGAATCGTGGTTTTGCGACGGCCCGCCCCGGCAACGGCAAGCCCACTCTTGAAAATCAGCGGCGCATCGACGTAGTAGGTGCCGGAAGGCATATAGCCGACGCCAGCCGTAAAAGCCGCATTCACACCAGCCGCGACAAGAGAGGGGTCTTGCGAGGCATAGTCATTGTCCCGGATGAAACCCCACTGTGACTCGTCGATGAAGTCCATCACCGAAGGACGGTCCTTGTTGACCTCATCCTGATTGCGCGCGACCGATCCCGCTTGCGGGGCCTGCCAGCCAACCATCCCAGCGCCAGCCGGCGAATTGAGAGCGGCAGACACGACGCGGGCGTCAAGATCGGCCTGAACATCGCTGGGACCAGCCGAACCAATCTGCGATGCAGCGGTCGGAGCCGCCAACGCGGAGTAGGAAACCCTTGTGAGAAGATCGGCGCCGAGATTGTAGACGTAATTGGCCGTGGGACTGAACCCCGGTTCAGCCGAAGTCACGACAAATGGGACATACCCCCCGTCGGGGATCGTCGCGCTGGTCACCATGTCGGAAATCTGAGTCCCTGTCATGTAACATCGCTCCAGAAGGCGGAAACCAGGTTGGAATAAGCAGTGAATGGAGTGCCTGGAGAGCTGTCGGTGACGAGGCAGCGGAAGGTGGCCACGTAGTACGCACTGATCCCAATGCTGGTTTGCCTGAAGCCAGTCGTTGCGCTGGTCGGCGATACCGCAGTGGGCGTCACGGGACCGTCGTATGTCACGACCTCCCAAGCATAGGAGTATGGCGGCGTTCCTCCAGACGGGGTGCAGGTTGTGCTGTCCGTGATCGCCGTCCCGGTTCCCATCGTCGTGCCTCCGACCGTCGATGGCGCCGCTACAGCGCTGAGCGGGGGGGCAATCGACCAGATGAGCCGGGGGACATTATTGCTGTCGCGAGCCCAAAGCTGCATCAAGTCCCGAGGCGTGTTCGTGCCGTCCCGAACCCGTAGAGCAGTGATCGTCCGCGGCGTGTTGGTGCCGTCCCTGATGGACAAAGGCATCAGTATTTCGCCCACACCTGACCGGGAAGGGTCGTTGGGTCAGGATCGGCGGCAGGGGTTATGAACCAGCCGCCGTTATTCATGGCGGCGGTTTCCCAATAATGATGGACACCTTTAGTGGAGCGAATGATATTCCCGGTAACGGTACCTCCCGCGAGCGGGAAAGCGCCCAGCGCCACGAGCGCATTGACCGCGCTCGTTGAAGCCGTGCCGCCCTTCGCGATCGGTAAAGGCTCGCTGCCCGCCAAAAAGGCGTTCAGGTCAGGATCGAACGACGGCGGGGTGTCGGGGACGTTGAAATTGTCTACCGTATTAAGGGGGTCGGCTGGCGACCCGCCCGGAGCGGTCAGGACATATTTGTAATCGCCGGGGGCGAGCCAGATTTCCGGGAAACGCCCATCTGCGTCCGCCAGAACGGGATTGGTGTTCGCAACGTTGAGCGCCGGGGTGGTATAAGTGTCAGTCGGCGTCGTCGTATTGGCGACGTACCAATAGAGCTTCGAACCGACCTCGATTTCGCTATCAAGGCCGATGATGCTGAATAGTCCGGTATCGAAAAGCAACGCCATGGCAATCCATCTCGTTTTACAACGGGACGAGGTTGCCTTTAGCGTCGTGCGCGACCCTCAATCGCGCGGGCAATTGCCGTGACGGGGGTGGTTTAGCACAAGGGCTAGGTGAACGCAATTATTGGTGCTATGTTAGGCGGATGAGAACGCAATTAGTCACAGCGTGCGCTCTGCTGGCTTCTGCCCCCGTAATGGGGCAAACCAGCACGACGACGTGCTCGCACCTCGGCAATTCGATCAACTGCCGCACCGTCCAGCAGCCGGTCTATTCTCCTCCCCCGCCGATCCAGCAAGTCGAGGTTATGGCCGCACTTCGCAATATGCCAAGGCCCGCGCCGCGCGAGCTTGTTGCCCCCCCTGCAAGGCACTTCGGAGAAGACGCTGGCGCCGAATTTATCCGCTTCCGCGAGGCGAACGAGTGGTATGACTTAGGCGGTCTGGCTGGCGCGACAGAAACGCAAAAACGAGCCCGAGCGATGGCGGACCGCACCGCGGACCGCATGGCAGGCGAGGGTCTGCAACGCAAGATTGCCCCAAGCGAGTTTTTCGCGCGCGTCGCGAATGAAGTCCGGGCAAAGTTTCCGGACCTGCAATAGGTGACCAAAATGGCGCGATGGTTCGCGGCGTTCGTTTTGGTAAGCTGGTTCTTACCGACGATCCTGTTCCTCTTGACTGGAGGCCGCAGCGCGAGTTGGGGACTGTGACATCGCCGAACGCACATAGTCCTGAATAGCGCGCGCATCCATCAGGAACGCCTGATCGCGACTGGCGACTTTGTTCAACTTGTCGAAGTTGCGTTCAATCGCAGCGGGGTTAGCGACGTCCGGCATCTGCCTAAGCCAACGCGTGAAGTCAGGGTTGAGAAGGAGCCTTGATGCTCGCCCGCTGGCAAGACGCTCTAATATGCCCCTGGTAGCCATCCCAGCCATCGCGCCGGGAACGCCCCCCATACCGCCGCCCAGCGCGCCGAGAATCACGTCTTTAGCTGTGTTCGTTCCCGCAGCGACAACCCCGCTTTTGGAGTTGTTGAGTCCACCGAGAGTATCTGCTTTTGCCCGCGCCAGAACGCGCAAGTCCTGAATGGCGCGCGCGGCCTCATCACCGAAAAGCAGGCGAAGGGCGCGGGGGTTCATCTTGCTTGTGTTGGTCGAAAGTGCGGCCAGACTGAACTCGCCATTTCTCGCCGTCCCAAGCTGCTCTGCAACCGACGCGGCGAGGTCTCGGCGCTCGCTTTGATCAAGACGTCCGATCATTTCCTGAAAGCGCCGCATGTCGCCGCGCTGCGACTGCATCATGCTCTTGAGGGTGGAGGCGGCCCGCTCTGCCGACATGGAGAAATTCTGGCCATCAACACGGGGACCGGTGAACTTCTGTACTACGTCCTTGATGAAGGTCTGCTTTTCCCTGAAAAAACGATCCGCAGCGCGATAGGCGTCTGCCGCCTGCGGATTGTTTCCAAGCGCCTTGGCGATGTCATCCGATGCGGCATCCAGAACCTCCATTACGCGGCGGTCGGCGTCTGTTTTTGTCAGTCCGCGTTGGTCGAGTTGCCCCCGCATGTTGGTGCGAAGGTTGCGAAGTGCCTGTATGGAAAGGCCCCCATCGCGAGACAGATCATTATTGAGATCGCGCAGATATTGGATGGTCGGATTATTGGTCGTTTCTCCCGCCTCCGCAAGTTCGTTGATGTTTTTGCGGATTGCTAGTGACGCCTGCACAGGAAGAATGCGAACATCTCCGGCCGCGCGCTCGGCGCGGCTATAAAGGTTATTCGCCTGTGCTCGCGAACGAGCGATGAACCTTCTTCCAGCCTCCTGTATAGAGGCTCCAAGGTCGTCGTTTTCCAACGGCTGTCCGCCACGTCCCTGCGCGCGGACACGATCCTGAATCAGCGCCGTGTCGTCGTCCAGAGCCGTCCGGATGCGCGGCCCCGCCGTTGGACTGGCCTCTGCAACCGCCATGGCATTGCGGGCCTCTGGAAGCGCATCAGGAAGTCGCACAGGAACGCCTAGGCGTTCCCCAGCCTCGACAACCTCGGTATTGAGGTTCCCTTGGGGGCGGCGCAGCCTGTCGATCCCCCGACTTACGGCGCCGGATGCACGCTGTCCGATTTCGGTATTCAGGGCCGAAGTCGCCAAGCGGGGTGCTTGCGAAACTGCCCCGCCTATAGTCGCACCCACGCCAGAACCTATAATCCCGCCTTTGATTGTTCCGCCAACGCCTTCGCCCTCACCCGCCCCGGCGATGGCCCCCAAGGTCGCGCCTTGCTTCGCGAACTGCCCCGCAGTGCGCGCCTGCGAAGCCGCGCCCCCCGGCAAAAGAAGGCCTCCGACCAGTTCAGGAACAACACCCGCGCTTTCGCGACTAATTTCTTGCGCGCGCCTTTCAATGTCGCGTTCGTTCGCGTAGCCTTCGCTGAACCCTTCACCACGAATAAGGCTGTCGAGGCCGCCCCCCAAGCCAGCAAGCTCGTCAGACCACCCGAGCGTCAGACCCCGATTTAGGCCGGCCTCCCCTCCCTTGGCGTAATCCATACCAGTAGAAGTGAGGCCGCCCTGATTGCGCAATTTCTCATCCAGTTCGGCGCGGCGCTCAGCATCCGTCTGTCGATAGTCGATACCTTCAAGATTCCCCTTTTTGGCGGCTTCCACGACTTCTGCGGCATTTTCCAGCCCCCCGAACCCGCGAGATTGCCACCATGCGTTCAACAGTTCTGGAGTGAGATTGGAGCGGTTGCTTTCGATGAAGGCGGAATATTCCTGCTCCTGTTCAGGCGAAAGGCGCTTACCCGTAACGGGTTCGGGGCCGCCGTCCATGTCGAAGCGGATATTGTCCATCGTCGCGCCGGGAACGCGGGTGCTCGGCTCTTTTCGCCCATACTCGCCGATCTTGTTCTGCTTGTCGTAACTGCGAAAAAGCTCAACATAGGGATCAGCATCGTGATTGCCGACGATCTCGTAAGGATCAAAATTGTTGCGACGGGCCAACTCTTCATACTGGTTACGGAACTGGTTATACTGCTTCACGCGGGGGATGACCGACGTGATGATCTCTCGGCGAAGGCGCTTGCGAACTTCGGGCGGAAGGTTGCCGCCGCCCTCGATCCCAAATTCTTTTTTCAGTTTGGCGGCAGCGGCCTCCACAGTCGATGCGCCGCTTGCGGCCATGCCGACTTCCGCCTCTCGGACAACCGACGTCGGATCGAGCGCCTTTACATAGTCGTAAATCAACGCGGTATCGCCGCTTCCGTCCTCGCCGCGCTTCAACGCAGCCGCCAGAGACTGGACGGCTACGCGATACTCCTTGACCGTGGGAAGCGCATTGTAATCCGAGCGCAGCTTGTCGCGCTGGTTGAATGCGGTGTTACCGGTTTCGACGCCGAACTTCTGGCGCTGCATCCCCTGATCTTCTTCCGCGCGAATGTCGGCGCGTTCTTTGTAGGGGTCAGGCGCGGCAGGCGGCGTGATGCGCGTCAACCCTCCCTGCGATGCGGGAGCATCGGAGCGATAATCATCCCAAGGGCCTTGCATCAATAATTCCCTACCGAAAGGCCGTTGCGCTTGAGAAGTGCGTCGGCCCCGGCTTGGCCCAACTCACGAATCCACGCCTGATAAGCACTGCGCGCGATAGTGTTCGGCGGCGAAGGCGCGCCAGAGGCGGCACTGACTGGTTCCCAATTATTCTGGTCCGCCGGGTCGCCACCCCTGAAACGGTAACCCTTCTTCACCTCTCCTACTTGCGGAGCGGGGGGGCGATTGCGCTCATACAAAACCCCGTCCTCGCCTTTGACGATCGGTGATTCATAAACGGTGGGGTCGCCTGGCAGGCCAATGCGGTCTTCGTCGATAATCATGTCGCCGGGTCCGACGTTTCGGAGCTTCGGTTTCAGATCAGCCAGTTTCCCGAACACGGCTTCGTACCGCGTTAGTCCATGATCGGAGAGGTCAACCTGTGCGAGTTGGGACGTATCTATTCCCATACTCTGCAACATAGGGAGAGAGGCCTGTAGTTCAGCTGCGCGCTGGTCTTGAGGGAGCCTTTTCAGGCGATACACGACCCCAAGCCCCGCCTCACCATAGGCCTGCATCTGGTCGAGCTGTTGCTTGTTGGCATTGTAGACGCTGGTTTGGAGCTGGAAAGCAGTCTGCGGATCGTACCTGTAAAGATCGCGTAGCGCGTCTTGATTAAGCTGAATGCCGTCAGTGCGAGGATCCAGTCGCGATGGGTCTACAAGCCCTTGAGGCGCCTGAGCCGTTGCCCGATCATCAGCGAAGGCGGGCGCTCGACCTGCAAACTCGCCCTCCATCCGCGCGGTCTGCGCTTCCTGTTCCGGCGTCGCAACGAGTGAGCCCCCACCGAACTGAGCGGCAGCGCCAGACATGCCGCCTTGGCCACCCGTTTTCGGGGTGAAAATGCGGCCCATGATGTCGTCGCGCTGAGCTTGGCGCTCCTCTTCCCGGCGCGCCTTCATAAGCTGCATACGACGGTCCTGCGTTCCCTGATAGATCGAGAGAAGGCCTGGAACGTCCACTTGCTGAATGCCGTAAGGGTTCATTTGCTGAACATGCCTCCCTGATGGGCAAGATAGGCCGCGAGAACATTGTTGATGCCGCTGTTGATCGCGCTTCCCGTGTTCGCGTAGGCCGAAGCGCGAGCGTTTCCTGCGCTGCCAAGGGCGCCAGTGATATTGTTTGCCGCATTCATTCCAGCCTGCGTGGTCGAATCGGTTGCCGCCTGCCCAACGCCAGCCAATCCGGCGTTGCGGTTCCACCAGTTGCCATATTCGTCAGACGCAAGGCCTTCGCCATAACGCTGGACGGCCTTCATCGTGGCTCCTGAACCTAGGCGCCCACGGGCTGCCGCCGATCGCTCGGCAGCCTTCACGCCTTCGGACAGCCTGAAATCATAGCCCGGCGTCTTGGTGAACGCGGTTGTCGCTCCCGCCTTCATTTCGTTCTCAAGGCGAGACAGGGCACTTTGGCCCGCAGCGCGCCAAGGAGCATAGTCCGCGCGCGTCTGGTCATACTGACGCCGCTGCTCCGCAATCTGCGCATTAGCGGCGTTCTTTTGCGCCTTGCTCGCCTTGTTCCCGGCGATGATGGACGAACCGGCACCGACAACAGCGGCGCCCCCGATAGCAACCGCCACCATCAGCTTTCTCCCATCCAAAGACAGTAAAACCGCTCGACCTCTTCGTAACCGAGCTTTTCAAACAACCAGCTCGCGTCCTTGTGGCATTTACTGCCGACGAACATGCGCTGGACGCCGCGGCGCTTCGCTTCGCGCTCGACCTCCTTGAACAAAACAAAGCCCCCGCCATCCCCGCGATGCTCCGGAAGCACGTAGAATATGTCCATCGTGAGCGTGAGGCACGTCTGATAATGAAGGGCAGGCCCGACAAAGCCGACGAAATAGCCGACAATCTCTCCCGCCTTTCGGAGAGTGACCAGCATCATCTCGCCAGCCTCATCCTTGGCGAGGTAGATGCCGTAATCAGGATCGAGTGGCACCTGTTTCTGATTCAGCGCCAACTCTTCCCAATGCATCGGGAAAAAGGCTTTCAACCCCTCCAGATTATCGGTCAAGCTCTCGACTTGGGCTGTCAGCATGGCCGCACGTCCATCACGACAACAATCCGATCATCAGCGGAATTGTTCACGACAGAATGAGGCGCGGCATTGTCGAACCACCACACCTCGCCGGGGCGATAGACCATCGTTTCGTCTCCGCTGTTGTTCAGCGCTCCCGGCAGACTTTGCAGGGCGATATGATACCGCTTGTAATAGGTGGCAGGGGCGCCCTGATCGATGTGCTCCGGGATAGTCGCGCCGGGTGGCAGGCGGGAAATAATAACACGGCCCAAGCGCGTCGCGCTCACGCGGCGCATCACGTCGAGCACCAAGTCCCGGATCGGCAGCACGTCCCAAGCACGATATGGAATGACCTCGCAATCATCGACGACTGCGGCAGCGTCTTCCGGGATTTCGTTAAACATCACCCAAATGTCGTCGGCCTCGCGATGAGGGCTGGACGGGTGGGTGGTGCGCAGATTATTCTCGTTCCACAGCTCGGGATTGACCGCGAGCGCGTTCACGAGCGGGATAATATCGACCTCGGCAATTTTCGCAAAATGGCGCACGGCTGACTGACTTGCTATGGGGAGCGTCTGTCTAACCGCTACGGCGTGCTCTGGCCGCGCGTGGTTCTTCTAGCAAATCAGGGGGCGTTGTGCTACCCAAAATTTGGCTGGCCCGGGGTGTGCACGACCCTAACCGGATATTGGCTGAGAGCTACAGCCCCTTAGTATGGAAGCGGCTCGCGACCCGCCAGAATGGGATTGTCATGCAGCAAGTCTCACGTCCGGGCGCCAGTCACAGTAAGGCAGGGAGCAGACATGGGCCCTTCGGGCAAAGAATGTTTTTCCAGCGATCCGGCTGAGCGCTTGTTGCATACCGCGCTTGCACGCGGGAGCGGCGTTTTCGTGGTATCGCAAGACGGAAGCAGCAAGCTGTTTTACGAGCTTCCGGCGGACTTTCTGTTGCGAGAATATGACGTAGTAATGGAAGTTTGCGAGCCTAAGGCGTCGAGCTAAGCAAGATATACATCGTTCCGCTCGCCGTCTCTATCGGGATCGAATGCGTGACCGTGGCAGTGGAGGCCGCCGGGGTTTCCGTGCTCTCGAATACGTCCGCGCGCACCAAGGGGGCCGCCATCGTCGGCCCTATACTCACCCCGTTGATGAAGGCCCGGAATGCCAGTTGGCCGCCCTCGCGCGTCAGCACTCGGTTATCCGCGTCGGCCGTGATGTCCGCGACATTGCCCGTCGAGCCGAAGGCGCGGCCAATAACCGAAACGCCTGCGCTTTGACGGATCATCGTATTGGTTACGCCATTGTCGGCAATGCGGATCGAGATGCCGCCGGCAACCGGCCCGCCACCCGCCAGACCGGAACCCGGCGCCGTCGCGACGCTGCCTTCCGTCGCCTGATTGGCCGTCTGGTTGAGACTATTGAAAAATTTCCACCACTCTCTCGACACCGTAAGGCCGGTGACAATCGGCGTGTTAGGCGGGTTGATAGAGTTGACTGCCACTATCGAATATCCGCCCAGTGCGTAATTATGAAACGCTGCGCCTTGGCAGGCATTTTCAGGCGCAATTGCAATTGGTAAAACTGCACGCCCAACCGCCAGATTGCGCGCGTGAGATACTCACCCACCTTGCCCATCGCCCTCGTCAATTCAGGCGACCAGGTGTTGCCCCCGTCCCGGCTGTATTGCAGAATCATTTGCGGATCGGCTTCGACTGAATTGCCTACGCCCGCCTGTAGCTGGCACTCATATGAATAGAGCGTCTGCTTCGCTCTTTGTGACTGAACGCTCGGCAGCAAGATTTCCATCGGAATCTCGTCGCCGTCCTCTGTGTTCACCGACAGGCTCGGCACATAGAGCTTGCCCGTATAGGCATCTGCCATGATCGTACGGCCATAGCAGGACGTCGCGAACCCAACCCGGTAATTCGCCCTGCCAAGCGAGCGGCGATCATGCCACGCGCCAGTCGCCATGTCGTAGGCGAATGTCCCGATATTGGTGTTAAGAACGTAGAATTTATGCCCATGAAGCGTGTAGGTAAAGGCGCGGAACCATGACGCTCCCGCGATATCTCCCTCTATCGCATGGGTGGAAATGCGAACGGGCTCATAACCGCTAAGCCGGTAGACGACTAAATCGTCCCCGACAAAATGAACGCTGTTGTCGATCTTGACGAGGCTGTTCCGGTCGCGCAGCCCGCGCTCGATAAAGGCGTTGCCCTGCCGCTCGAACGGGAAGTCGGCATCTCCGCTATTGTACCATATTTCGACGGTCTGCGCGCCGTAGAACTGCAATTCCCGGTGATCGTTGATAACCCCGACATTGTTGTCCGGGTTGCCTTCCACGGTCGCCACGTCGAGCGGGTCATAGGTCAGCCCGTCATTCAATCCCGAAATGATGAACTGGTCGCTATCGGCCACCAGCCAGACGAAATAGCCGTCTATATAGGTTACCCCGGACACCGGCCCGAGATTGACGATGTTGCTGTAAATCGTGCCGCTGTCGAGCACATAGCCTTCCGTGTCGGCCTGAATGGCGAGCTGCGATCCATTGTCCGCCATCTGCACCGGAAGGGAACCGGGAATGGAACCGATAGGCGTCTCCGTGCCGTCCGACGCCACGCTGTAGAGCGTCGTGCCGTTCACGACATAGAGCACCCCGCCCATGACGTGCTCGCCGCGATTGCCGAGCGTGCCTATGCTCGAAAACTCCGCCAGCCCCGGAATGGCCATGACCGCGAACAAGTCGGCCTTATCGCCCTCCGCCAGCTCGGCGAAACAGTTGACGAGGCGCGCGCCAGACCACGCCCGCGAACGCCCCTGTGACGACTGGATGCCAGAGGCAATCTTGCGCATTTAAGCCCTCGGACCCCAGCGCGTTTCCGGCTGGAGATAGATGGATGCCGGCTCGTTGTCCCATTGGATTAACGAATTATAGGTTTCGCTGGCCTGTCCGATGACAAGTTGCGCCATCATGGGATCGTTGACGGGATATTGCGTCATGAGGCGCTTCGCGAGATTCCACGTTACCGGCTCGATCCACTGCTGCGGAAAGTCCAATGTGTTGTTGCTCGCGTCCATCACGTCGAGGAAGCGGATAAAGGTATAGTGAATGCTGTATTGTGAAGCGGCCTGCGTCGAGGGGCACGGCCAAAGATACAGCGTGCCTTCGTCGACCTTCGGATCGAAATAGAAATTGACCGGGATCGACGGCGAAACCAGCTTGTTCGGCTGGTCGAAATATTCCTGCCTGCTGAACATGTTCATCGGCGTGTCGATGCCGTTCAGGCGATATCTGCAAGACGTGACGCGAAGGGCGCGCGGGCTTACGACATATTCCGCCTGCCCGCCGACGAGGTTGAAACTCCCCTCCTCCAGCGTCCACAAATGGGGATTTGCGCTCCACGTCTGAACCAGCCAGTTGAGAGCGCGCAACCCGTCCGCATACATGCGCGGGGTGAGCGCCTCGCCCTCTTGTGCCACCCCGAGCACGTTAAACGCCCCCGTGATGATTTCGAGCGCGACTGGTTCATATGTGATCGCACCGGAAGTGGTCATAGCGACTCGCCCGGATTGACGCCCTCGGTCAACAGAACGTCGCCAGTCTCGGACGTCATAATCGCCCCGTTCTCCCACGCGATATTGATCGCTACGAAACTGTCCGGCGATTCAGGGCGCGCATAGGGCAACGCCTGAACGTCCCTCACCCCCCGCACAAAGTCCTGCGGGTTGCGCTTGTCCACGAAGCGCCGATCCACCATTTCCCCGTCCCATTGCCGAACGAGATTGGAGAGGGGAACCTTGAACCCGCTGGCGGGATCTATGGCCTGCGGAACCGGTCTGCCGGTCGGCGTGCCGAGCCTGTCCTTTCCCCTCCGCATGCTCCGCTCCTTACTGAATGATGTAGCTGTAATTGCCGTAGAAAATGATTAGGGTATCCACCCCCGACATGAATCTGAAAGACCCGCGATCCGTGACGGAATTTGCTGCGAACAAGCCCGCCTGCTGTGTGACGGGATTGGCGGTCTGCCCCACCCCAGCCATTCGCGTGGTTCCGCTGAAATCGGTCGCGAACGGAACGGTAAAGTCGAAACTGGTTTCAGCGCTTGCCACAGTGGCGCGCACGCGAAATGCCCATATAACCGTGACGAAATTTCCGTATTTGAAATAGGTGGCCGAAAATATCTCGGTCTCCGCGACATTCAGCAGATTTGACAAAACAGGCGAATAGGTGCCGATTTGCGTGCCCTGAACGTCGTCATAATTGACCGAACCAGGGGGATTATAGAGAGGCATGTCAGGCGATCCACGAGAGGACGACCTTGCCGGGTCCGCCAGCCGAACCCTCGGCATTCTGGCCGCCCCCGCCCCCGCCTGCTCCGATGCCGCCGACCGTGCCGGTTGCCGTCTCATCCCCGCCTTCGCCGCCGTCCGCCATCATCGAACCGCCACCGGCACCCCCGCCGATCCCGGTTCCGCCCTGCGGATAGGGAGTACCGAAATAGCTTCTGCTACCACCGCCGACAGTACCGCTTGTTCCCGCGCCCGAACCCCCCGGCGCCCCATCCACATAGAAGGGGGCCGCGTTGCCAGCAAAAGCAGGCGAAGGCGCTCCGTTGCCGGAACCACCCGTCGCCCCGTTCGCACCCGCATAAGGAAACAGACCCGCGCCCGATGCGCTCCCGCCGTTTCCGCCGTTGGTCGCTGCGCCAGCCGCACCGCCATTGCCGGGAGGGGGAACAGGACATTCGATATTGCCGCCAGTGACGCGAGAGACGCCGCCCTGACCGCCGTTCGCACCAATGGTCCCCGCCGCCCCGGCTGCAGCGACAGTAACCGTCAACGTCGCCCCCGGCGTGACAGGAAGCGGGAACATGACGATGGAACCGGAAGCGCCACCACCGCCACCGCCGCCGCCCGTCGCATGGCCACCACCACCGCCACCGCCACCGCTGGTCATCGTCACAGAGACGAGATTGACCCCGGCGGGAACGGTGAAGGTGCCGCTTGCGTCGAACGCCTGCTGGCGAAGCGTCGGGAGAGGGTTATACAGCGCCATCAACCGAACTCGGTCACAAGCGCGGCGCCAGACCCGTCCGCGTCCCAAATGCCCACGATGTCGCCGGTATAGCCGAACGGAACCTCGTAATAGCCATCGCTCTGGATCGCGACCGTGAAGTTGGTTGCCGAAGCAGTGCCGGTGGAAAGAAGCAGCCGCAGCGTGTTCGCGTCGGTGTTCGTGATCGTCGCGCCAAGCCTGTTCGGATTGGCCGACAAGATGCCCACCGATGCCGTACCGCTCGGAACGCTGGAAACCGTGCCGGTATCGGGTCGCCCCATGACGACAGGAATAGGCGTCCCGGATGGATCGCCCTGCACGGTAAGAACACCACCGGCAGGTGTCCCGGCGGTTCCTTCGCCTTCAACGGTAGACGTGCCGGTCGAACCGGACACCTCCACCCGCTGGACCCACGCTACGTGGCCGTCGTCGTTGACCGGTGAGGCGCTGCGCCAGTCGTTCGGACCCATTCTATTCGCCATCAATCGGCTCCCATGAATTGCGCTTGATCGCGGCCTTGAGCTTGCTGTCGTTACGGGCCTCACTAAGCGGGACTTCCTTCACCACGCCGTTAGCCGACGTGATGACATACATTCCGTGCCGAACGCGGCCCTCGATCCTCATCAGGGGGACGGAGCCATCAAACCGGCGGCGACCAGCGCTGCCGAAATATCAGCGGGCGTCTCGGAATATGCGGCGGGGGTTTCGACCGCCGCGATTACGGGGGCGAGCGTCGTAATGGCTGCCGTGTCCACAGGGACGCCATTGTCTTCGAAGCCGTTCACCGAATTGACGGGGCCTGAAAAAGTCGTCTTTGCCATGATAAATCTCCGGGCGTTATTTCACCGTTACCGGTGGGAGAAAGCGGCGGGAGGGAAAGGGGATACCCTCCCGCCTTGGGGAATCAGGCGCCAGCGTTGCCGTAGGCGGCGCGGAAGTCGCTCCACCCGCAGGAATAACGCTCATATGCCTTGTATTTCAGGTTCGACGTGTCGAAGTCGCCATCCTGCGCGAAGGTCGCCTTCTTGCGCTGGAACAGCGTCATCCCCGCAGTCGGGATATTCGTCCGCATGAACCACGCATCCGGGTCGGTGAAATAGTGATTCACCTTCCCTCCGTCCGGGAACAGCCCCATCGACCGCAGCGCGTTCACCGCATTGTCGGCGGTGTCGTTCTGGAGAACCGATTTCAGGATGCGCTCGGCGTTGAATGCGTTGGTCGGCGCATAGTGCAGCGACCGCGGCATCAAGGCGATCTTGAGGCCACGCGCGTTGCGAGCCTGCATGATCTGGATGCAGCCGTCCTCGATGGCCGCTTCCGACATGTCGGCGCCGGTCAGAAGGTTCGACTGAGTGCCCGACAGGGTGGGGTGAGATACCGAAAACAGCGGCTGGCCATCTGCACCGGTATAAGCCGGGTCAAACCCTCGGTTGTAGATGTTCGCAGCGACATTCTCCTTGGTCTGGCGCATGGAGAACGCCAGAGCGCGGGTGCGGTTGACGCCCCGGCTTTCATACAGATTGTCGTCGAACTCTTCTTCCGTGAGAATGAAGCCCAGCGCATAGGCAACGTGCTGATAGCGCGTCACCGTCTGCTGGTTGTCCGTGTCGTAGATGATCGAAGCGCCCTGAAGCTTGACGGGGGCCAGACCGAAACCGGTCATTTCCACGTCTTCCTCGTAGTTCTTGTCCGACGTCTCGATTTCGAAGATGTCGGTATATTCTTTGGCGTGCTCTTCGTATCCCTGCCCCCAAACTGCGTTCAGTCCGGGCCAAAGGAGTTTTGGCGCGTTGCCAGTGGTAATTACAGACATTGGTCAGCCCTCCCTTAAATACCCGCGACCTGGTTCGCGAAGCGGTGGCGGTTGATGCGGACGAGGAAGCGACCCGGAAGGGCGCCGGTGCTGGTGTCAGCACCCAAGTCATTGTCCGCTGCGAGGTACTGGCCGATGATCTTGAGATCGAGCGTGTTGGTGACTGCCTCGGTCCCGTTGTTCAGCGCCATGCCGGACATGCCGGTAACGGTGCTGCCAGCATTGACCACGACGTTGATGTTCAGGCCGACGTCGTTTGCGGTAAGGGCCGTGCCAGTATTCTGTTCCTGAACGAGGAACAGTGCGTTCGGGTCGTCCGCGACCAAGACAACGCAACCCGTCGAAGCGGGCGCGTAGATCGGGTCGTTCTGGGTCTGTGGGAGGACACCGATGCAGACGCCTCGAAAGATGTCGCCGGTAGCGGCGCGCGTAACGACAGAATAGCTCATCTTGAACCCGCCCTGCATGACGAACTCAGACACGCCGGTCTCGGTTACAAGATCGCCGATGAGAATGGGGGTGGCGTCAGACGCCGCGTGATAATATGCACGGACCGACCCATTATAGGGCGCCCCATATGCATCGCTCACGGGGACAAATCCCCGCACCTGATTAGTGTTAGCCATTGTGGCACCCTTGAAGCCTTGGCAGGCTCAGGGTGTCACGCCATCACCTACCGGATTGAACCGTGGCCGTATTGATTCTCAACACGTCCGTCCAAATCCCGCCCGGCTGCGATGGCTTTATCAACCTCACGGGTTTCCTCCACTTTCTCGCGTTGACCGCGCTCATATTCTTCGAGCGGGGTTTCCATGAGATATGCGTAGAGGGGGTTGCCGTCGATGGTGCCTACGTGACGACGTATACGAGTATCGGGACTGTCTGACTTCAAAGTCCGATCCTCGACGAAATCATACGCCAATTCATGGGCCATTGCAAGCCGTCCCGGAACATCGTTGAACCAGTGACGATGATAGCCCGGACGCTCGGGCACCTGGAGCTTCATATTGAGGCCGCCCACACTCGCACGACGACGACGACCGGGGATTTTGCCATCGGCCCTCGCTTCGACTTTCGGGGCTTCGTCGGCGGTCACAGCCTGCTCGACGACCGGATTGCGGGTCGGACGCCCGCGACGGACAGGAGTTTTATATTCGGTCATTTTCAATCCCAAGCATAGTCTTTGGCGAACTTGTCCAAGGCTTCCGCCTTGTCTTTCGCCTTGATGATCCCGCGTTCGAAGAAGCGTAATGCCTGCGCCTTCGCTTCAGGTGGTAGATTGGCACCGTTCCTTGCCGTTCTCCCGGCACCGGGGCGCGTCACCCCGGCCACATCGGAAGGCGGCTTCGGCTTCGCTTGCTTCGCCTCACCGCCGAGCATCGGGATTTGCTCCTTCACCTGCTCGGCAACGCGCTGGAAAAACTGCGAAGGCGTCAATTCCTTCTGAAGCCCCTGCGCCGCCAGCTTGTCGGCTATGCGGTCGGCCAAGGCCCGAGCGCGGCGCTCGCTATCGCTGGCTCCCGCCAGTCCGCCGAGGTCGTACCATTCGTTGGCTTCGCGGAACTCCGCAAAGGCAAGCCCCGGATCGTCGCTCTGAGCTTCGTCCTCGATGTCCTTGCGCAGCGTGTCGATCTTCTTGTCGATCTTGCGATAGGCTTCGACGTCGCCGTATTGCACGGCTTCCTCGGCCTGCGATTTCAGATCGGCAAGCGCGCTCTCGTAGGCCTTTTGCTCGGCCTGCGCGAGCTTCTTCACCTGCCGCTTGAGGAAGTCGATTTCCCCCTTGAGCGACTGGTTCTGCTTTTTCAGCAGCGGCATGACGCTCTCGCCGCGCTTCACGAACGCTTCGGCGTCGATCCACTGTTCGGGGTTGCCCTTGAAGTCCTCCTTCGGCGTCCATCCCTGCGAACGGGCTTCCTCCTCGAAATCCCGTTCCCCGATAACGCCTTCGTCCGGCGCTTCCTCCAACTGCGTGGCCATGGCTACTCCTCCAGCCTGCCGAGAATGTCGGCGTCGTTCATGAACAGATATTCTTCGCCGTCCGCGCCCTTGAACTTCGTGCCGCCGTAGAGGGTGAACATCACCCGATCACCGGGGGCGGGGCGCACAAATACAGGACTGCGCGCTTTCGCTTCCTCGAAAGCATTTTCGCCCACCGAAATGAGCGTGCCTTTCTGGCCGGCGAATTTGAGCTTATCGACCTCTTGGTCCGGCAAGTGGATGCTGCCGATCTTCTTCGCGATGCCGTCCTGCTTGACGATGACGCGAAGGTCCATTGCGTTGACGCCGCTGGTGTTCGCAAAGCTCATTTGCGCTTTTCCTTCGGCAGGTCAGCATATGAAACCGCCTTCCGCTGCGGGATGCCGCGCGCCATCTGCTCGCGCACCGTCGCCGGAACGGGCTGCTTTTTAGGTTCATCCTTCATTTGTCATGTCCCTTTCAAACTGTCGAACAACACCGGCGAACAGCCGCTCAAGCTCGTCCTTGCCGTCCTCTGTTTTCCATTCGAACCGCATGGACATGGACCCTTTCGGGATTTTCCACTGAGCGCACACGGTCAGGCCATCATCAGGAAGCGGGTTCATCAGCCCCCTTTCCGTAATGAAATTCGACGTCGTCAAACGACAGGTCCGCCAACTGGCCCAGCAGGACCGCTTGGCCCTGCTGCTCCACCGTCATCGGGGAACCCCGCGCCCATGCCATCGACAGGGCCGTCTGGCGCTCCCGCAAGAAGGTCAGGAAGTCCTGCGTCGCCGGGTTGTCCATCCATTCCTGGAACGTCCCCTTGTCCCGCATCAGGCTCATTCAAATCCTCCTCTTGTGATTCCTCAACCGCTTGGGCGGCAAGCGTCGCAGCGTCCGGGAGCAGCCCAATCTCCGCGAGATTCTTCGCTGCATCCGTGAAGCTCTTTGCCGCGCCCGCCTGTGCCGTCATGCGGCGGCTCTCCGCGTCCTTGGCCTTCGTTTCGGCATCGGCCATCTTCGCCATAGCTTCGGGATCGGGCTGCGGTGGGGGCACCTCGAAATATGCCTTCACATCGCGCACGCCCAACGCGTTCAGCGCGTCTTCCCGAATCTTCTTCTGATTGATCAGTATATCGCCGTTGAACATGCCCATCACGGCTTCCGCCCGCACGATCTTCTGCATGTCGCTGACTTGGCTCGGATCGCTTACGGGGATGACGTCCAAATCCTCGTCGGCGTAATCCGCGCGGCCGATCTCGACAGCCTCCTCGTCGTTGAGCTGGAAATATTCCTCATCGTCCAGATAGTCGCGGTTGAGGCGGCGGAGCACGCGAAGCTCTTGCCCGAACGAGCGGTGAATGCGCTTGAAGATCGCGGTCATCACCTTCTGCCCCTGCTCGATCAGGGCAAGCGTCGTGGTGGCGGGCTGGTTTGCAGACCCCTCACCTGTAAGCACGTCCTGAACGGAGGTGATTTCCTTCGCGGACTCGATCAACAGACCAAGCAGATTGAACAGCACCGCGGACGGTCCGGGGGCGTTCATCGGAACGATGTTGTCCTTGAGGCTCCCCCCGGTCACATCGACGCGCTTCCACTCGCCAAGGGCAAACCGCATGTTGCCGCCGCGCACCTGAACGCCAGACCCGACAAATCCGCCCTGCGCATTCTGCAACGCCCCGGCGTCGATCATCTGGTTCAGCATCGTGTCGATGACGCTCGAAATATCCCCCAGCAGCGTGCCGAAGCCCATATCGTAGAAGCTGCCATCGGGCGCCGGGATGAACCCGTATTTCGTGAAGTAGCGGCGCCGCTCGATCCGCACGATGCGCTCGATCAAGTCGGGACGTCCAGCCTCGAAAACCTCCGACAGTTTCCAATTCTGCCCAATGGCAAAGACCGTAACGTCCTCGATCCCGAAGCACGGCACGATGCGGGCAATCTCGCCCTCCTTCGTGCAGGTGACAACGTAATGCTCGGGGAAGCCGTCGCCGTCCAAATCTATCGTACAGTGCTGCTCGTAATACTCGCCCAGCGCCTGCTCGTCGTTGCCGTCCGCGTCGTCGACCGTGACCGGCAACCATTGGCCCGACGCGATGAACTCCTGCACCTCATAGGGGTAGTAGTGCAGCACCTGCGTATATCGCGGGGCGCTCTCCAGCGACTTCGCCCAATAGTTTACGATGAAGTCGTTCGCGCTCACCATCTCCGAGCGGTTGGCGTTCTCGATGGGATCATACCATGTCTTGCGGAACACACAGCCGACAATCGGGAGCATTAGCAGCATCCGGTCGGTCTCTTCTTCCCATCCCGGCATCCGGTAGAGAAGCTGCCATGTCATGTGCTGGCCCATGCGCTCTGCTCGGGCTTTCTTGTCGCCGGTCGGGTCGGGACCGAGCACCCGGCCCTTGACGAGGTTCGAGCCGTCAACGATCGCGGGGTATGCGCGCGCCTGAAACTGCACCGATGCCGTTGTCAGCAGCGGATATTTGACATTGCTCGCCTTGGGCCAAGGGAACGTCTTGTCCTCCCGCACCTGCATCGCGATCTTGAGAGAGTTTTCATAGCGAGACAGCCAGCCGTCGCCGCCATCATCCTGAATGGACCCACCGCCACGGCTGATTTCGTCGATCTCCACGTCGCGAATGACGCGCTGCCCGATTGTCCCAAGCGCGCTGCTCGTCAGCATTTCGGCAAGATTTTTGCCCGACAGGATTTTCTCAAGCGAGAGCGTGTCCGTCAGCTCGGGAGCGTCCTCGGCCTGTTCGTCGTCGAGTTCAAATGCTGTTGCCATGTCAATCGGCCCTGCTTGGAAGATAGCCGCAATTCACGGCAAACATCGCGCCCGCGCTCTCACTCCCGGCGCACAAGAATATCTCGCCATCATCGTGGCAGGACTTCATGCGCCGCGTATCCGAATACAAAAGCCAGTCCGGATCGACGCGCATGGCCTTGCGCGCGTCACTGACGACAACCGCCGCGATACCCTCTGCCCGCAACGCCGATGCCAGCGAAAAAGTGCGCAAATTGTCAGCCCCAATGACTGCGATTTCGGGCCAGTTAACGTTGGGTTTTGCCCTATCGAGCAGGCGCGATGACACCGCATCGCGATACCTGGTGAGGTCCGCCACATACTCCAGCGCGGCCGCGGCTTTGGGCGCTGTCGCCATTATTGGGTGCCCTTGAATTTATCCCAAGCGAGACGAGCGTAGATTTTTACGTCCAGACCATCGCACTTGAGGCAGCGCGAGGCCTCGGGGCGGGCGCGCCAAATTAGCAAATCAGCTTCGGGCGGCTTGTTTGCCACGATGCACTCATAGGTGGACGATGCGGCCGCTTGCATCGCAGCGATCTGCGCTGACTTAGACAGGTCAGCGCACTGTATACGTCGAGCATAAGCGCCTTGAGGCTTGATCGCGCCGTTCACGTAAACAGTGTGAATTTTGCCCTGTTCCGTGGTCGCACCGCCGCTATAGGCAACATAAGGAGCAAGAAGTTCCACCCTGCGCTCAAGGTCGTGGGCGATGGCTTCCAGCGTGCATTCAAGACTTTCCCCATCCCCCGAAGAGAACCAGTCATCGGTCATGTCGAGAATTTCGCGGGAGAATTTCGCCATCATCAATACCCCGTCACGCTGGAGCGGCCGCCTTGCCGCTCGTCCCAATCGTCGTTGTCGTTGTCGGGAATGTTGAGGATGATCGGGCGAGCAACCGCGATCAGTCCGAATGCATCGGCCCCGTGGCTTGACCAGTCATGGTTCGGCCCAAGGCCGACGCCGCGCTCCTCGTCCTGCTTTTCGTGATACCAGCCGATGGCCTCGATACCGGCTTCGCAATACTCAGCGTCGAAATACATCTGCGGGAACAGGCGGCGAGCAGCCTCCACGCGCCGCATGGCAGCACCAGCGCCCTGATTGGGAATAACTATCGTCTCGAAGCCCGCTTCGCGCAGCGCCCCTTCGTACGTCGTCTTGGCGACTTTCTCATGAGCCGCTCCGTCATGGGGAAGGACGCAATGAGCCTTTTCGTAACCGCTCTCGCGCAGCCAGTTGACATGCGTGGCTAGAGGTTGACCCTTCGCCTCGTAATAATCGAGAAGCCACACTGCCTCCCCGATGAACTGCACGATCCAGATAGATGTAGCGTCCGCCTTCGCGCCGGTTCCGCCGATGTCCCACACGGCCCACAGGGTCATCAGCGGATCGGGGTCTAGCTGTCCAATGCGGCCCCGCTCTTTCGCGACGTTCAGTTGGGCTGCATAATAGGCGCCCTCTGCGAAGGTGATAAAATCACCCTCCCATATGTGCTGATACTGGTCGGGGCGCTCAACCTGGTCCTTGAGACGCACGCGGTTGAGAATGTCGGGGAACCACGGATTATCCCTCCAGTTCATCTCCACGATCTTGACGCGCGGATCGTCGTTGTCGTTGCAGGCCGGATGGAAGCGCTTGTTTGTCGCGGACTTCTTGCGTTCCGGGTTCCATGTTATCCACAGCTCGCTATCCTCTTCGCGCAGCGTCGGGATGAGTTTGACCCACGCCTCCTCAGTGACCGGCTCTGCCTCTTCGACCCAAGCCAACAGGATGCGGGACTTCGATTTGATGCTGTTCAGGTTGCGGGCAAGGCCGACAAACGAATAGGAGATGCGCCCGCTCTTTGTGCGGATATAGGTTTCACCGATATCGAAATGCTCGGCTAACCAAGGCTCATCCCGGATCGCGGCCTTGATCTCTTCGAGCGATGAATCCGCGAGGCTGTTCATGAACTGGCGAGCGCAGAGGATGATCCCCTCTCGGCCTGCCACGTCCCACATATGGGCGCGAACCGCTGTCATCTTGGCGAAGGTGCGCGTCTTTGCAGAACCACGCCCGCCATGCGAGCCCCGCACGTCCGCTTCACCTTCGAACACAGGGACGAGCTTTGCGGGTATCTTGATCTGCGCGACCGTCATTCGGGGGTGACCCCGACAAGCTCGATCTTGCTGACCGTATGATTCAGGTGCCCGCTGTGTTCGTGCTCGATCTTGTCGCCGTATTTCTTGGGGCGGAGTTTGCCCGCCATCCATTTCCGTGTTTCGATGCGCAGCTTCGTGCGCTGGATATGCTCGGGGTCCGCCGCCCCTTCGATGACGTCCTTGCTGGCGTCGTCGGCAATATCGAGCATCTCGTCGAAAAGCGTGTCGGCTTGGGCTTCACGCGCGCAAGTGTATTGGTCGCGAAATTCTTCATGAGCGGCCAGCCAGCGGAACACGGTTCCCTTGTCTGGCATGTTGTCATCGCGGCATATGGAGCGCAGGCTGTTACCGTCGGCAAGGCGCTCGCAAATCTCGGCGGCGATGTCTTTGCTGTAATCCGATGGCCGTCCCGCAGGCATTTACCGAGCGCTCCTGACTAATAGCTCGGCAGTCCATGTACAGCATGTCAGGGGGCTTCATAACGGGGGATTAAATCACGCCCAGAGAATTGGGGGCTCGCGATCCGGATAGCGCTTTATGAAGCGCTCACGACTGCGCTGGCGCTTCCAACGTTCTTTCGGCGTCATTGCGGGGGCATAAGCGACATGCCAAAATATCGTCGCATAGCGCGGGGTCCCATAGTCTTCGATCATATAGCGCCCAGCTTCTGCAAGTCCGCCATGGCGGGAGGATCACGATCAGGATAACGCCTTATGTAACGTATAATATGATTCAGGAGCTTCCATCTCTGTTTAGGGGTCAGGGGGGCAACGAAGCCAACATATAGATAAACGGCTGCCTGAGATTTTTTCAAAATGCTCATATCACCCCGATCTTTTGCAAGTCCGCCACGATCCTACGCGCTTCCCGATAGTCATACAAGCCGCAGCGGCGGGCGAGGCGAGCAAGTGAGATGCGTTCGCCGTCCTGCGCAGCGTCGATATACTCCTCAAGCACCTGCCGGCGCCTGTGCGTCATCTGTCCAGAGGGGCGGCCTCTTGCCATTACCGCCACCCCCATCCTTTGCTACGCTTCCCGTCGTGGCCGATTACGCTCCACAAGTGAAACGCTCCCCATGTCAGATGCCACCCTTCAAACGCGCCGGTCGATAGCTTCCCGCGTGTGATGTGTGGTCTCCACCACCACCATTTCCAGAATGAAATTCGGTTGCGGTGAAACAGCCAAAGCGCGCGGAACCCTCTTGCCATTATGGCAACCCCTTCCCGTTCCATGACGGAGATATATTGACCGTGTAAATGAGATGATCTTGGTGAATGACACAGGACCCGCGACCTCCAGACATGAAATATCTTCGGCAATGAGCAACTGCATCAGGGATAGATTCGTGCCGATGCTCCTCTTCGTCTATGACGAGGCCAATCGGGCCGCGAGATTGCTTGCCGTCCATGTGGACGGTAAAGCTTTTCGTGACCGTGACGCGCGGCGCGAACAAATCGCCCAGACGTTGCCAGATTGAATTGGTCATGCGAGCACCCCCGCGCTGATACCAGCAAGCCCGCACAAGACGATGAATGCAGCCAGCAAATATCGCGGTCGGCTATAATTCGCCTCTGCGCCGAAGGCGTCATAGACAGCAACGCCGCCAAGAGCTAAGCAGCCTCCGAAAATCAGGAACCCCAAGCTCATCCCTCGCCCCTTCCCGTCCATCGCGAGCTGTCGAAAACAGCCTCGAACTCCGTAACCATCGCGTGCACGTGGTTTGTGATCCGAACCTCACGAGCAGTGCACCCGGCGCGATCTGCAACTAGCGACGAAACGGAGCGGAGATACCGTTCAGGGCTTATCCCCGAAGCGCAGATTTCCGCCGCTGTCGCATAGTCCCGGTATTTGCTGCGAAAGAACATTATCCCTCCCCCTTTCCAGCGTTGATCATGGCGCGGTAGATGTCGGATGCGTCGTCGCGCCAATCGTCCTCTCGTGCCGCTTGCATGGACTCGCCCCCGGAAGTGCGCATCGCCTCGGTTGGCTCCAGCGGCACAATCGCATAGCCAGCATCGTGAAGGGCGCGCTGGACGGCGGCCGCCTTCTTGAGTGTGGACGAATGCGGGGCCAGCCCTTTGCCGACCATAGCCCGCGCGATGATCTCGACGATGTTGGTCATGCCTTGGTTTCCATGCACACGACGTCATCGGTCTTGACGCGCCAAAATTCCTTCGGCTGGCCGCCCTGCGGGTTGCCGCGATAGAAGATCATCCAGCAGTCGCTAAAGGCGTAGCTGTCGGCGTCGATTTGGCGCTGGTCTTGCCCGATGCGCATTTCGAGCCGGAACCGATGCTTGTACTGCTTGTCGCTCATCCCTTTGGTCTCCCGTTATTGATTGCGGTCACGACGCCCGCCAGTGCGTCACATCGAACGGCTCCCCGCGATCGGTCCACACAAGCTGTTTCGGTTGGTATTCCCATTTGCTCTCGCTTCCTTCTCGCCACAGCACTTTGACCTTTTCGGCAGTGGGAGGTGTCCAGTTGGTTTCCTGCCAGTCAGTCGGCATGGCCGGGGTGGCGGGTCAGCGCGCGCGTTGCCTGTCCGATGATCGCTTGCGCCTGTGGCGACGGAAGCGCCTTCGCCCGTCCATTGCCCGGCAGGCGGCGTTCCAGCGGCTTGCCAAGGCGCCAGGTATTCGATGCTTCCATGTATTTGATGACGTGCGGGACGATCTGCCCATGGTGCGTGCAGCGTTGGCGGGCATCGGATAGCCCAGCTTCCACCGAAATGCGGAGATACCCCGACAATTCTGACGCGGCCACCGCAAGCCATTCGGCCGCCGCGTCCTCGGTCATCGAAACCGGGCGGACCAGTGCCAGACAGGCCGCCAGCTGGGGGATCAAGCCCTCAGCCGCAGCCCATTCGCGAGAGGGCGAGCTGGGCTGCGTCTCTCGTTGATCCGCCGCGGGAAGGTTGTTTCGATTGTCCATTTCCAAATCCCTTGAAACGCTTGCTGTTGTGGACCCATGTTGACCAGCTATCGTGCCAATCCTTGCTCACCGTGCCCTTGGCCCGATGGTGCGAAGCGAAATGCTCCGCCTGCTCGTCGAGCACGCCGGGAGGCCAGCCATCAACAATCGCCCTCGCCGCTGTCCCGACACCGAACGGCTGGGGTTTCCAATCAGCCGGGATCGTGGCCCCTCGTGCGCGCGGTGTTTGTTTTTCCCGGGTTTGGGTGGGGGGGTTAGAATTTATTTCATTGGGGGGGCGGGAAAGGGGCTGATTTGTGACGTCCTCGGTGTCACACTCTGTCACAGTGACATCGCGTGACACAGCATCGGTTCCGCGGTGTTTCCGTTGGCGCGCGGCGTCCTTGGCGCGTTTCGCAGCAAGGCGCGCGTCGGCTTCTGCCATGTCTGCCTTCACAGCAGCGGCGAGCATCTCCACTGTCGCGCCAGCAGCGACCAGAGCATCTATAACGGCTGGCGAGAGACTCATATAGCCTCGCTATCGAGCTGGTCGCGAACAACGCGCTCGACGTAATCAGAGTAATCGAACCACTCGCCCTGGACACGATACTCGCTCAGAACGTCGTGCAGTTCCGCTTCTTGTGCCATTCGTCCGAAAACGAAGCCGAGCATCTTGATCGGGAATGGGCAGCCAGTCTGAAGATTCTTGAGCCGCTTGCGCGGATCGTATTTCGAGAACCCGATTTTCAGGTAAACCGGTTGGTTGGCGCCGATATAAGCGAAGTAGACGAATCCTTCCGCGGGACCGTAAACATTCTCATAGCGCGATATGTCGCCGTAGGAATTTACGCCTAACTCGACGCCCTTCACAAAGTTCTCTGCCAGCATGGCATCGGTCCAGATGACTGCCTCGCTCATTCGACCTCCACGATGACAGCGCCGCCCTTGATGGGGTCGCGGAAATGGTATTCAGGGCGAAGCATCCGGTCGTTGATTCCGAGCGCGTCAGCCATGCCGTCACGGCCCGACTTGAACGAGCTGATCATGTTGTCGTCGTCGCGGTGACGGCGGTCGGGCGGGTGGAATATGATCTTCACCGGCAGTGGGCAGTCAGGCGACGGGCGCCAGTGGCGTGCGGTCGCGAGATAGCCCTTGGTAAGCATGTAGCAGTTGAGGCGATAGGTTTGCTTGGGCGACAGCTTACGCGCCCAATGCGAGCGGTTATTGGGCGACAGGATTGCGGGAGGCCATGGCAACTCTATCACCCCGCCCTCCGCAGTGCGTAGGACACGCTCGAATGGTCGCGGTTAAAGGTGCGGGCTATCGACGAAAGCGAGCGCCCCTTGTCCCTCAGCGCCTTCATGGCGCGCCAGCGAACGATGCACACAGCGCGATGCTTGGCAGGGCCGATCAGGTCGGCAGCCGTCATGCTGTGGACGCGAGCGATATGGGCGACAAGCTCCCGGTCGGTTATCGCGATGTAAGGTGGCGGGGTGTACCAGGTGGGGATCATCGGCAGTTCCGCCACGCATAGCCAATCACCGAATTGCGGCTGCGGCCGAGCTTCTTTGCGATGCGTGAAAAGCGATAACCCTGCGCGAGATAGTCCTTGAGCTGCATGATCTCGTATTCGGACCATCGGCGTTGGACGCGCTCTTTCGGCACGGCGGCGGGGACCAGTGGCTTCAAGGGGCGGCGCGCCTCGCTCTGGTGATTGCGGACGATCATTGCGCCTGCCACCCCATCGAGCGGACAATCTTGCGCCAACGGCCCTTCACGGAATCGGACGTGCGGCCCATTGCCTTGGCTATCGTGCGATGCCCCTTACCTTCCGACATCATCTCTGCGAGCGTGTCGTCTTCATCCTTTGTCCAAGGGCGTTCTTCCATGACGGGTTCTCCCCAATGTTGTTCGATTGCGTCGATCCCGCGCGGCGTGATCTGGACCATGTTGCGGGCGCCCTGCGGACAGGGGCGGACACGCTCAGCCAGACCGGCATCGACAAGCGCCTTGACGCGCGGACGGGCCGCGACGAGCGACTTGAGCCATTGAGGGCGCTCGTACAGTCGACCCAAAATGATGGCGTCGATATGGTTCACCGCTGCAACCTCTCTACAAGGTCGTCGCGTCCCATCTGGACAAGGCGCCAGTGCTTGCGGGATAAAAACCGGCCGTCCGACGCGCGCGGATTAACCGGGGCACGCCGGAAGCGCAGCATGCGGATGCGGAACCATGTGCGGGCGAACCAGCGGGTCATGCTTCGGCCCTCCGGACACAATCGGAAATGGCGCGGCCCAGCGCATACTCAGGCCGGTTGCTGAAATGGAACGTGCCGCGACGAGTGGAGCCGCAGCCGACGTTCTCGAGAACCTCGTAATGGCCCTTGCCGACGCGGCAGACCCAGAACTTCCCGTTCTCGTGAATGATGCGGTCTTTCGCGCTCATGCTGCGCGGCCCATATGCCCATCGACTATATCGAGGATGGAGAGCTGCTCGATCTTGGGACGCTTGACGCGGGGGCGGGCGTGGCGATAGCGAACTACAGCATTGGCGTTGAGCAGCGGGCCATCGGCAAGCGCCTTGAGGCGGTCGGGGTGCGCCAGTTTGCGAAAGATGGTATCGCGAATCTCGACGAGCCGCTTTCGGGTCAGTGGGCCGCCCCGCAGATAGTCCCATGTCGCGCTCAATGTCGCGCCGCCAAGCAGATGCTCTTCCGCGCTCACCTCAAGGCGGGCCAATTCTTCCGCGCGTTCCTTGTCAGCCTTTCTTGCCATATGGTCCTCCATGGTCACGCACTTCCGCTTCCACGAGCGCCAGAGGCAGGCCGTAGGATTGGCTGAGCGTTTCGGGGTTGATGGTGCCGCCTTGGTCGAGACGAGCGCGGAGAGCGGCTAGCTTCGCGGTCGTGATTTTGTCGGGCGCGCTCACTGGTCGCCCTCCAGCACAGCGATGATGCGCCGCGACTTCACGGATTGCTGGTTGCTGGCGATGTCCTTGAGACGGTCGATGCGGGCGCGAGTGGCGTTCAATGCATCGGTGACGCGGGTGTGGGCGAGGACGGCGTCTCCCCAGCGGCCATGAAGCATAGTCTCCACGCGCCAGACCGCCCATCCGAGCGAAGCGATAAACAAGCCTCCGCAGATGGCTACCATGGTTGGCTCGGTCATTTTTGATTGCCTTTCCATATGGTTACGAAAGAAAGTAAATAAGAATTAACGAATTGCGGGGCGTTAACCCCGTTATGGGACGCTAAGATTTGGCTGGTTGCGAAGGTGCGAATTGCTCGCCAGATGCGGCGGCATGGAAAAACTCGAACGGAAGGCTGACACCCCCGCCGATCATCACGACACGGCTAGAGCGGGCCGACACAGTGGACGTATCGACCCGCTCCGCCAGCGCGGAGACTGTGGGGACGCGCTGGGAATGGATTTCGTGCTTTACGGGCGCCCGGCTCATTTGCCCGACCCCTTGAACTCGGCGTCAGTGCAGCCGCAGAGGTATTTCCCGCAGCGAGCGCAAACCGGCATCCGGTCCAAATGACCGATGCGGATATTCACCGAGACACCGCCTACCTGTTGGCTGGCGAGCAAGTGACCCCCGCGCGGTTGCTCCCCCGCGTTCATGGCTATGCTGCCGTGGATTGGGGCTGCGAAAGCCACGACTGCATCGGCACCCCGCCGCCGGTTTTGGCTTCGATCTCGGCCGCGACCTCCAGCGTCGGTTTGACGACGCCTCGGCGCAGGCGGTTGACCAAAGTGCGGTCTTTTCCGATCATCGCCGCGAACTCCGCGTCGCTGACCCTCTCTCGTTCCATATAGGATTGAAGCGGCGTGCTCATGGCTGCATCATGTGCATCTAATGCACATTCGTCAAGCGAAATATGTGCATTCTATGCGCACGACAACGTTGTGCACCTGTCGCACTATTGGGGCATGGATGTCCGATGGTTCAAAGACAGGAAGGCTGACCGCAAAGTCACCGATCAAAACCTTGCTGACGCAATGGGTATCGAGCGTTCGGTGGTGAACAAGGTTGTCAATGGCAAGGTCATGCTCGACGCCTATAAGGCGGACAAGGTTGCCGAGCTTTTGGGTGCGACACCAGAAGAGGTATTATATCGCGCTGGCGTCCCGATCTCTAAGCCAGGATCGCGCTGGCGCCCGTCAGAAGAGACGGTCAGGTTGGTTTTGGAAACCGGATTGCGCCCCTTGACGGCAGCCGACGTTCCGCCAGACGATTTTCAATTACTTGTCCGTGCCGTAACGAAAGGGCTGCAACTCGTCGCAACTCAGCCATCCATGGAAGATGATCCGGGCTTTCGGAAGGCGGTCGAGCTGACCATTGCGAACGCAATTGACGATTATACGCTTTCGCCCGCGCAATCAGCATAAGGCACTCGGGATCGCATTGCGCGCAGTTTCTGGAACAAGTAAGCATAGCCCCTCCCCTAATTTGGTCCCCTGTGGGAAGGCTAGGCGGCCTAAGTTAAAATATGTTAGACCTGAATTTATTTGGGGTAAGGAGGGGCAATGAAACGACTGGGTATCTTGTTCGCCGCGGCACTGGTGGCTACTCCAGCATTCGCCAAGACCAAATACGAACCGCTCGAAACTCGCGAGCCCATCATATTGCAAGGTGATGGCGGGACGCGCACCTCAAAGCATGGCATCGACTACTGGACTACTGGTTCGCCGCCTCGTCGCCATCAGGTTCTAGGCGTCATAAAGGACAACCGGGACAACCATTGGTTGAGCGGTGACGCGGTCGGGTCGCGGAAGATCGCCAAGCTCGTACAGGAGGCTGGCGGTGATGGGGTCATCATCCTGAATCGCGATAGCAAGCAAACCGGAACCGTGAGCGGGGGGCAAGTCAACTCGAACACGAACGCAACGGGCTCCTGTTTCGGGTATTACTGCTCCGCTAGCGCCAACGGACAGGCTTATGGGTCCGGCTGGTCAGCAGCCGTCGTGGAAACGACCACCTCAATGGTGGTCGTGAAATATCTACCGGACTGATTCGGCAGACGAAAAAATAATGTGCACATGATGCACTTTTCATGTTGACAGCTATGTGCATCTAATGCACTATCCCCTCAGACAGCCGCACGACGCGGCCATGGGGAAGAACATGATCGACGCAGATTTCTTTACGACCGTTCTCGACGAGAACCGTGAGTCCGTTCGTGCTGCCGTGCGCGACGCCCTCCTTGATGGCGTCAAGCGGCAGTTTCAGTGGGAAGTCCCCGAGGCCGTCCGCAAGGAAGTTGCCGACTTCATCGCAACCGAAGTCATCCCCGACCTTCGCGCCGAACTGGTCAAGAACAAGGCTGCGTTTATCGACGCCGCGACCGAACTGGCGAAGGCCGCTCCCATTGAACTCGCGAAAGCCATGCAAGCGCGCATGGCGGAAAATCTCGCGAACTCGTGGAAGCTGAAAAAGGTCGTCGAGGAGCTGGTCGCATGACCGCTCACCGTCCCATCACCAACGAAGCAACGCCGGGGCCGTGGACCGTTTGCGACGACGACGAGTTCGACGGCTGCCCGTTCATCCCCATCGAGACGGACAAACCCGTCGGTCCTGAGTTGCAGCTTATCTGCGAAGTGCGCGGCAGTTCGCCGGACCTGCTCATTACTGACAATGACCGCGCCAACGCCCGCCTGATAGCGGCGGCTCCTGATTATCACGCCGCAGCATTGAAGCTGATCAAGGCGGCCGACGAGGGCGACGCCGATCTATCGATGGAAGGCTACGATGATCTGCGCGCTGCCATCACCAAAGCAACGGGAGGGGCACAGTGAACGCCATCCTAAACCACAACGCCAATATGCGCGCGTTCAAGGCTGACCAGCTTGCCGGTCTCTCGAAAGGCGTTGCCCATAGCGGCATCGCTGGCCCTGACGGCTGCATCCTCTGCGGTAACACCGTGGTTGTCCGCGGTTACGACTGCTGGGCTTGCGAAAGCGCCTTTGACGCACCTGTGGACGATACCACCGCGCTTGCTGTGATGCTGGCGGAAGCATTGGAGGCTGTGTCGTGAACGCCTCACACATGCGCCGTATTGCCGATCCGTGGCAGCCAACATTCCATCGCGAATATGAGCGCGCGGGCTTTGTCATCAACGCATGGCGGGGCAACGCCGCCCATGGACGCACTGGATACTTCTCGCTCTTTCGGGAGCGAAAGGAACCGCACGGTCTTATCCCGATCATTCAAGCCGGGACGCGACAAGCCGTTCGCAACGCTCTGCGCTCCGCTCGTCAGGAGCAACGCAAGTGACCGCCCTGTCCCCCGACCTGATCGCCTTTCTCAAGGCTTGGTATGAATGGGCGACCAATGGAGCGCCGCAGTTCGAGCCGTTCAACCGCGGATACGGCCTGTGCGGAAACGCTGCCATCTACGGGGATCGTCGCCTTGTTAGCGAGGTCGTCCACCTGTTCCCCAATCGCTACCCTTTTGGCAGCGGAGATTATCATAATCGATTTGCGCGGCAATCCCAGCACGAATGCCCCAAACGCCTCGCATGGGTCCGTGAACGGCTGATCGAAGCCGGGGAGATGGTCGCATGACCGGCCTCTCATCCGTTCGTCAGTTCACCCGCTGCATTGCCAGCGTCATGGACGACGCCCCGCTGGCTGACCGCTGGGACGTTCCAGAGATCATCACACGCCGCTGCATCCCTGTGGACAGCGACAGGATCGCTTCGATGACCGCCGATGAGTGGGATGCGCTCATGGCGGAGAAATATGGGGAGGATGACCGTGCTTAGGTTCTTCGCCGCCATTCTGTTCGGGGTTGCGATTTTTGGTGACAACACTGAAACGGAATGGCTCGCGCTTTCCGTCGCAGGATGGCTTTGCCTTGTCGGCAGCGCAATTGTCGATGCGATCAAGGAGGCGTCGGCATGACCCACATCCACACCCGCCACGCTCGCCTAATCTACCGCGACGCACAAGAGGCATTCAATGTAGCCAGCCTCAGCGATGCCCTGCCCGAGATGCAAATCCTTTCCTTCGCCGAGCATGTCCAGGCGGACCCGGAACCCGACGCGCGGGCTGTCACCTTCTTCTTTCGCTGCGCCCTGCTGGCTTCCGTCGTTGCTTCCGTGGCGATCTCTCATCACATTTTCTGGAGTGCCAAACTATGACTGCCGTTCAAAAAGTCGAGGCGGCCGAAACCGCCGTCGCCAACTACTCTGCCAGCCTTATGGACGTGATAGCTCAGGCGGCGCGCGATCCGAGCGTTGACATCGACAAGATGGAGCGCCTGATTGCCATGCAAGAGCGTGTCCAAGGTCGCGATGCACAGACGCAATACTACTCTGCGCTGGCAGAAATGCAACCAAATCTGCCAATTATCGACGAGCGCGGCGGCATCAAGGGGCGCGACGGCACGATCCAATCGACCTATGCGCTTTGGGAGGACGTGAACGAGGCGATCCGCCCGACGCTGGCCGAGCATGGATTCTCGCTCAGCTTCCGCGTGTCACGCGCCGATGGTGAGATCATCGTGACTGGCATTCTTGCGCACCGCAGCGGGCATCGGGAGGAAACCACCCTTTCCCTCCCAACCGACACCAGCGGTAGCAAGAACGCCGTGCAGGCTGTCGGATCATCCACGAGCTACGGCAAGCGTTACACGGCCTTCGCCTTGCTGAACATTACCACAACTGGCGAGGACGATGACGGCAACAAGGCCGGGATGAAAAAGATTGTCCACGAGACCGCCCGCGATGCCCCGTTCCCGCAGGGTCCGGCGCGCAACAAGACTGACCTGAAAACCAAGGCCAAGGTGCTTTGGCAGGACGTTGAGGCCAGCGGCGACATGGACACGCTGGACATCGTTCTCAACGACAATTCGGCGCTTATCGAACAGCTCAAAACCGTTCTGCCTTCGTGGTGGCACGGCGGCAAGGACGAGGGCGGCATGGCCTTTGAGGGACTTGGCCAAATCGTCCGGCGCATGAAGCGCGACTTTTCTCAGGGAGTGAATTGATGGCGGGCAGTTTTAATCAGGTGACGCTGGTCGGCAATCTGGGCGCCGATCCCGAAATCAAGTCGTTCCAGAACGGCGGCCAGATTGCCAATCTGCGGATCGCCACGTCCGAAAGCTGGAAAGACCGTCAGACCGGCGAGCGCAAGGAGCGCACCGAGTGGCATAACGTGGTCATCAACGGCGATGGGCTGATTGGGGTAGTCGAACGCTATGTCTGCAAGGGCAGCAAGGTGCTCATCCAGGGCTCGCTCCGCACCCGTAAATGGCAGGACCAGAGCGGCAATGACCGCTACTCAACCGAGATTGTCGTCGCTGGCCATGACGGCAAGCTGACGATGCTGGACACCTCGCCTGGCGGCGGGTCCGACACTCGCCACCGCAACCAGAACGGGCAGGGCACTGACTGGTCACCGCCTGCTGACGACATCGATTCAGATGGGCCGCCCTTCTAATGCGCGTCGATATTCGCCCCCGCGTCACCAAAGCCCCGCGCCCCGCTTGGAAAGTCGCTGACAGTTTCCGCCAGTGGCTTCGTGGCCGCCCTTGCGCCTGTCAGGGAGGTCATATGGATTGCGGCGGACGCATGGAGTCCGCTCACGTCGATTATGCCGCCAAGGGGACGCGAGACGCCAAGGGGACGGCATCCAAGGTCGCGGATCGCTGGTGCATCCCGCTTTCCGAAACCTGCCACGCCCTACAGCATCGCAAGGGGTGGCCGTGGTTCGAGCAGCATATTCTCGGCGGGCAAGGACGCGCTGAGATGATGGCCGCTGAATACTGGCGCCTCTGGCCGGGGCGCGTGGCTTGGGAGAACAAGCATGGCTGACCGCGCCCCGCTCTACTTTGAGACGCACCTGGGTATGCTTCGACCCGCCAACCGCGCGGCAGAGGAAGCCATGCGCGAGATCAACGGCACCGTCAAAGCCGTGCTGACTGGCGGCAAGGCGAACCAGCGGCGGCGGTCGCTCTATTGGGTGCTGGTGTCCATCGTGACGCCGATCCTGAACGACATGCACAACATGACGCTGACCGACGACGACCTGCACGACATCATGCGGGACAAGCTGGGGATGTTCGACGAGGTGAGGCTGCCGTCTGGCGAGGTTCACCGCAAGCGCCACAGCACCAGCAACCGCGCGATGAACGAGGCCGACCGCGCCGACTATCTGAACAACTGCATTTCGATCTGGTCGAAGTGGACCGGGATCGAACCGACCACGCTCACTGCCGAAGGGCAGCGGGCCGCATAGTTATCAACCGCCACCGTGCAGGCACATAACGCCCGCGAGCGTCGCACGATATGCCCCCAATTTGGCGCTCGCGGGGAGGGATTAGAGAGATGGACGACGGAATCCGCGAGCGTCACGGTTTGACGACCGGCAACCAAGGTATCGTCATCACGGAAACCGAGCGCCACGTTTGCCTTGAAGGACATGCTGGCGACCGCAACCTCACCGAATGGCAGGCCCGCTACCTCGCGGCGAAAATGTATCGACTTGCCCGCCGTATTCGAGCGCGCCGGGAAGCCTACGAACAATCCAAGGAGCAACCCGCATGACCCGCCTCTTAAAAGCCCTCGGCCTCATGACAGTCAGGGAGCATGAGCGGATCGTGCGCGGGTTGGAAAGTCAACTTGTGCTTCGCGAGGATGCTTTCGAGGCTATCGAAGCAGATCGTGACCGGCTCTCCGCCAAATACAAGAAGGCCATCACCGACCGTGATGCGGCGAGGGAGGAGGTGAGCCGCCTGACGCTGCTTGCGAACTCGCTCGACGCTGAACGCAACGAACAAGCGGCTCTGATCGAAAGTTACCGCCCCGACGCCGAAGCCATGCGCCACAAGAGGCAGATGGATAGAGAGCGTAGGAAGGGGGTGGCGCGATGATGTCCCGCAACTGGACCGCCATAGAGCGGCTACCCGAGATCCCCGGCGTCGTGAAGATGACCGGCAACGGATATTGGCTGGACGGGGTGTTCTACCCGACAAGGGACGGAAGCCCGAAGGGCCAAGACCGGAACGGGCTTGGTTCACGACGGCCCGGCCCCGAAGGGGTGGCGCCAAGGCTGATTGCCAGATTCGTGAAGGAAGCAAAGAGACAGTGCGAACGCTGGGGAGGCCGACATGACCGATAAGGTGACGCAAGCTGATGCGGTGGCGTTTCTCGACCACGCATTCCGCAACATCGAACTGCCAGAGATGTTTCCCGGTGATATAGCCGATGTCGCGGCGGGCCTTGATGTGTTCCTCGCCCGCACCAACACCAATGCCGAACTGGTAGAGGCGTTGCGGGAGGCTGTGGCCGTGCTTGAGCGTCTACCATACGGCGACTGGCCAGGCAAAACGTATAGTAGCAAGACTGTGGCTGCGAATGCATTGATCCGCCGCGCCCGCAAAGCCCTATCCCTTTATTCTGATAGGGGGGCGGGATGAACGCGATCACACTCAACATCGACGTTGGCGAGCTGGCGAGCGCCCTTGCCGACCATCTTGTCCAACGCGGGCTTGTCGTGCCACAACAGGCCGAACCGGAAGCGCCCGACGAACTGTGGAGCGCCGCGCAGGTTCGGGAGCATCTCGGCATTAGTCAGACGACATTCTATCAGCGCCGCGCGACACCGGGCTTTCCGAGCGTCGTTGATCGACCAGGTCAGCCCCGATGGCGAGCGAGCGAGATACGCGCCTGGGCCATCGGCAAGTGACCTTACAGCTGCCCTGCAACGTCGGCCGCGCTTCGCGAATCCAGCCCCATAATTGTAGCGTTCCGAAGGGAATTGAGGTAAAGCGAAAGGGCGCAATGTTGGAGCATCGCGCCCCTTCTAATCGCAAAGCTAAAGGAAGTAGCTTTATGACTGACCATGGCAATATTCCCGTCGATATGCTTCGTCAATTGCTCCGATATGAGCCGGAGACGGGCAAGCTGTATTGGATTGAAAGGCCGCCAGAACTTTTCAAATCAGATAGCCATGCTAAAGGCTGGAATTCCCGCTTTGCTGGACAACAGGCGTTTACGCAGTCTGCTTCTGGCGGGTATCGCGCTGGGGCCATCTGGGGTCGCAAGTATCTTGCTCACCGCGTGATTTGGGCAGTCCACCATGGGCATTGGCCCCTGCAAACCATTGACCACATCAACGGCGTCCGGTTCGATAACCGAATAACCAATCTGCGCGATGTCCCTCATCGTGAGAACATGCGCAATCTCTCGCTGTCACCAGCTAATTCCAGCGGGTTTGCGGGGGTTATGCAAAGCAAGCGCGATGGGCGGTGGTTCGCCTACATATACGTGAATGGAAAGCGGATACATTTGGGCATGTATGGCAGTAGAGACGAGGCCGTGGCGGCAAGGCTCTCGGCCAATTCTCAATACGGCTTTAGGACCGCTCGTGGCTCTTCGATCTAAGCTGATCGGCAACTTCGGCGGCGCTCCTGTGGAAGTATCGCATCAACATGCGAATATCACGGTGTCCGGTCATGCGAGCAAGGTCGAGAACGTCGATCTTGAGTGCCAGCCGCGAGATGGCCTCATGCCGCGTGTCGTGAAAATGCAGCCCCGTCACCATCGCCTTGTCGCGGTATTTGCGGAACAGGGCATCCAGAGAGGCGGCGGTGATGTCGAACAATGGGCCGTCGGTTTCGGGAAGGCGCGCCAGCAATTGAAGCGCCCTCGGAGACAGCGGAACATCTCTGCCGTAACCGTTCTTCGTCATGTCGAGCCGCGCAACGCTGCCGGACACGTCGCGGCTGGTCAGCCCGCATATCTCGCCAGCGCGCATGGCCGTCTCGATAGCAAACAGGAACGCCACCGCCACCCGCTGCGGCTTCGTCACAGCCTTGTGCGTGCCCGCAGGATCGAAACCGCAGGCATGGCATATGGCGGCAATCTCGCCTTCGCTAATACGCCTTTCGCGCGGCGGGGAGTCTTTGGGCCGCTGGACACCGGAACAGGGGTTGGCAGTCAGCCAGTGCCATTCCTTCACCGCGCGGGTGAAAACGCTCACCATCAAATTCATGTCGCGGGCAACCGACGCGGGGCTGACGGCTTCCAGGCGGCGGTCGCGCCAAGCCGCGATATCGGGGGCGGCAATGCTGGCCAGAGAGACGCCAGCGATCGGATCGCGCATGAACGCCCGCATTCTGGCAGTCTCGTTGCGCACCCCGCGCTTTGTCGGCGTCACCTCCTCAAGGTAGCGATCAAGCATGTCGCGCACCGTGCGGACGCCGGGTCCGGTCGTGTCATATTCGCCACGCTCGTGCCTTGCCGTAATATCGGCTTCGGTGACGACCGCCCACTGAGCCGCAGCGCGCTTCGTGTCGAAGGACTTGCCCTTGCGCACTCCGAGTCGGTACACCTCGACATGCCACTTTTTCCCGCGTTGCCGGATGCTGGCCACCGAATCCCCCGCTGCCGTAATCGTGTCGGAGGGCTTGCCGTAAATGTCGGTGCGCGTTTCCGCAAGGTTTATGCAATGTTCTGCGATTGTTTCGCTTGCATTACGGCAGGAAATATGGCAATAATCGGCGGAAAGGCTAAGGATATGCAC